GGATATGAAAGAGTTTTTGATCATAAGGGTCTTACAGAATATTTACAAGATGAGCGAAATGCAAACACTCTTAAAGAAATTATAGGAGAGGATACTCACAAAAGATTACTAAGAATGTCAGAAGTTTTAAACGTACTAAATGCTAATGCAGACGATTTTCTTAAAAGAAGTAATATGACTGTAAAAGTACCTACTGGTCTTGGACTTAACTCATGGATATCTAGGGTTTATAGCGTCTCTAGGGGTGTTGTTAGTCCTAAATACGTAGCAACTGAAGCTCTTCTTATTGCGATGAAAAAGAAAAATGTAAATTCAGTAGCAACTTTATTAGATGATCCAAAAACTTTAGATGCTCTCTTAGATATTTTAGAAAATCCTTATGCTACTTCTAAAGAATATATGCAGTATCTTAGAGAATATAATAAAAATTTACGACTAGCTTTTATTGACTCTCTTGCCAAAAAAGAAGTAGGAGAAAGCAAAAGAAGAAGACAAAGACAAATGGATGAACTGAGATCA